ACGACACCCCCGGTCTGGTGCCGACCCCGATCCTCGGGCCGGTCTACAACAACTTTGTCGGCAACCGTCCGATCTGTGACGCCGTGGGCGTTCGCGCCATGCCTGGTGGCGGCAAGATTTTCATTCGTCCGAAGGTTGTGACGAACACCAGCATGGGCCAGCAGGTCAACGAGCTTGACCAGCTGACTCAGGGCACGTTCGTCGTGGACGACATCCAGGTGACCAAGGGCACCTACGGCGGGTTCGTCAACATCTCTGAGCAGGACCTCGACTGGACCGACCCGGCCGTGCTGGGTTTCCTGCTCGACGACATGACCCGCATTTACGCCAGCGCGACTGAGGAAGTGGCCGCTGACACGCTGGTGTCTGGCGTGACCAACAGCGACAACTTCACCGCCGCATCTGTGGGCGACCCGTCCTACTGGGCCGACTGGATCGCCACCGCTGCCGAGACCATCGTCACGGCCAGCAACGGCAACTTCCCGACTCACCTGTTCGTGAACCCGAGCATGTGGGGCGAGATGGTGCGCCTTTCGGACGACAACAAGCGCCCGATGTTCCCGGCCGTCAACCCGCAGAACGCGCTGGGCGGCATGTCGTTCGGCACGGGCAACGGCACCGCCTGGGGCCTGCAGGTGGTCATGTCGCGCAACTTCGACGCGGCTACCCTGATCATCGGTGACGCGAGCGGCTACGAGCTGTTCGAGCAGCAGAAGGGTGCCCTGTCGGTCGACAACCCCGACGTGCTGTCGCGCACGATCGCCTTCCGCGGCTACTTTGCCGCCAAGATGATCGACGCCGACAAGTTCATCAAGGCCAACTTCGTCTAAGCCTGACTAGCTGACTGACTGCCCATGGCCACCTTTGCCGTCATTTACCGTCAGGTCACTGACAACCACATGGTTGTGCAGACCTTGGAGGAAACCGACATTGGTACTGGGCAGTCAGTCACGCTGGCAGGGCTTGGAGCGACGCTAAACGGCACGTATACGGTTTATGCAGTCCCCACGTACCTTTTTTTGGGCGTGGATGAGGAGGGAAACCACCTCTACGATTACGAAGTAATCATTACCAATCAGTTGCTTCTGCAAAAGACGCATGCAGACGTTGCCCGCGGCGCAGTCAACGGCACGCTTACCTGGACGACAACGGCAACGTGGATTACCGACGCTGACGTTGTGGCGTGGCTGGGCATCGCATCGGCGACGGCCAATGACACCGCTTTCATCACCACGGCCGTCAACGCGGCCAACGCTTACGCCTACCGCCGCCGGCGGGAGGCGGGCTATTACGACAGCCTGAGCACCGTGCCCAGTGCTGACGTCAAGCTCGGCACCATCATGTTCGCTGGCAGTCTGTACCGCGAGCGCGGATCTGTGGACTCATTCGCATCGTTTGAGCAGATGGGCACGCCGGTGGCGTTTGGGTCTAACGGCCAGATCAACCGTTTGCTGGGCGTCAATAGGTCACAGGTAGCGTGACTGCCTCCGGCATCTTTGCGGACGCTCAGGGGACGCTGGTGGCGTCCCTTCAGGCATTGGGGCTGGCCGTCGTGACCGACGTTCGCAATGCGCGACCGATTAGTGTCCTGGTCGACCCGCCAACGTTCACCTGTTTCAACAACAACATTGCCGAGATCGAATTCGGCTTGAAGGTGCTCGCCGCCCCGCCTGGCAACAGCGATGCGGTCGACTACCTCATCACCACGGCTGACACCATCATGAACAGCGGCATCAGCCTCATTCGGGGTATTCCCGGTGTTATGCAAATCGGTGGGCAAGAAGTTCCCACCTATGACCTGACAGTTCGGGTCGGAACCCAAAGGAGCTAGCCACCATGGCGGCCACGACTTACCTTTCCCAGCCGGCGTCGCTGACCATTGGCGGCGTGCAGCTCGCAGACCAGTGTTCAGCGGTAACGCTGACCCTTGGCCAGAACCCGCTTACCGCGACCGCCTTTGGCGACGGCGGCGAGCGCATGGTCGGGGGCCTGCAGACCGTGGAGGGCACCATCACCCTGTACGTCGATTACGGCAACAACAGCGTGGAGAACACCGTCGCGGCCGAGCTGGGCGCTGGTGACACCGCGATTGTCATTCGCAAGGACGCTGGCGCCCCTGGCGCATCGAACCCCGAGTGGACGATCAGCGACACCATGATTGCTAACTACCCTGTGACCTACACCGTGGGTGAGCTGCAGGTCATGGAAGTGGCCTTCTCGGGCGGCACCTGGGTGCGCGACGTCACCTGATCAATCCAAAGGGGTAAACGATGGCTGACACAAAAGCAGTAAATGGGAACATCGAATTCACGACGAAATCGGGTTCCTACATTGTTGACATTGCATCGTTGAAGGTCGTCATCGAGTTTGAGCGGCATTTCAATGTCTCCGCCCAGGTCATGAACATGGCCCCCCGGGTGGAATACCTGGCGTACATGGCGTGGGCCGCTGCACGCGCTCAGGGCATGCCGGTGGCAGACACCTTTGATGGGTTCGTCGACGAGCTGGTGGACATTGAGCAGGTAGACGGCGAGCAGACAGATCAAAACCCTACGGACGGGGGACAGTAAGCCGGGCACTGGCCGTAGTGCTGGTGCAGACGGGCTTCTGGCCCCCAGATGTAGCCTTCACGATGAAAGACCTCAATACGGTGCTTGAGGTCATCAAGGAAAGCCAAAGGTAATGCCGGCGACGATCAAGACCGAGGTTGTGGGCGTCAAGGACACAATCAAGGCGTTGCGTCGGGTTGACCCCGAGTTCCGCAAGGAATTCAACAAGGCCGCAAAGGACGTCGTGGCGCCCATGGTGGCCGAAGCCAAGTCCCTGTACCCGAAGCTTCCCCTTTCGGGCATGGCGCGGTCTTGGACGCCAAAAGCGTTTTCAATCTTTCCCTGGCAGATCAACAAGGTGCGAACAGGCGTCAAGGTAAAGACCTCGACCCGCCGGGATAAGAACGCCGTCTTGTATGTCTCCCAGGGCACTCCCTCGGCTGTGCTGTTTGAGACTGTCAGCAACAACAAGCCGTTGGGCGCCAACATCCGAGCCCGCAGCGACCGCGTGCTATGGCCGCTTGCTGAGAAGCACGCCCCGCGCATCAACGCTGGCATCGCCGCGTTGGTTAAGGATGCTGAAAAGACCGTCCAAGGGATGGTGGGCTAATGGCAATAACCATCCCGATCCTGACCGATTTTGACGGCCGTGGGATCGACCGTGGCATAAAGCAGTTTGGGCAGCTGGAAACCAAGGGGCAAAAGGCCGGTTTCCTGATCAAGAAGGCCGCGCTGCCCGCCGCTGCGGCTCTCGCGGGTCTGGGCGCTGCCGCGTTTGTGTCGGCCAAGGCCGCTGCTGAGGATGCAGCTGCTCAGGACAAGCTCGCAGGCACCCTGCAGCGCGTCACGGGCGCCAGCGATGCTGTCGTCGCCAGTACCGAGGACTACATCACCACGCTTTCGCAGGCCGTGGGCGTGGCCGACGATGAGCTGCGCCCGGCGCTAGGCAAGTTGGCGACAGTCACTAGGGACGTTGGCAAGGCTCAAGAGCTGCTGGGCATCGCCCTGGACGTCAGCGCTCAGACCGGAAAGCCGCTTGAGGCCGTCACGACTGGGCTGGCGAAGGCATACGGGGGCAACCTCGGAGCCCTCAAGAAGCTGATCCCCGGGTTTGATGAGGGAATCATCAAGTCAAAGGATTTTGAGGCCGCGCAAGCCGAGCTCGCAAAGCTCACCGGGGGCGCCGCGTCCGAAAGCGCAAACACCGCTGCCGGCCAATTCCGCCGGTTTGGCATCGCAATCGAGGAAACCAAGGAAAGCATCGGCGCGGCCCTGTTGCCGATCATCCAAGCGTTCCTCCCAATCCTGCAGCGCATGGCCGCGTTCGTGCAGGAGAACAGCGGCGTGGTTGTCGCTCTGGGCGCTGCCGTGGGCGCCCTGTCAATCGTCGTCCTGGCCGTCAACGCTGCAATGAAGGTGGCAGCTGCAACGACGGCAATCTTGACCGCTGCTCAGATTGCCTACAACATTGCCCTGAGCGCCAACCCAATAGGGGTCGTGGTGCTTGCCGTCGCTGCGCTAGTGGCCGCGTTCGTCACCGCCTACAAGACCAGCGACACCTTCCGAGAAATTGTCGACGGGCTGTTTGGTGCGCTGCGGGGCGCCTTCACGTTTGTCAGGGACACCGTTGGCCCGATCATTGCCGGATTCGTCAAGGCGCTTAAAAGCGCGTTTGAGTGGATCAAGGAAAACGCCGGGCCTGCGCTCGACGTGCTGGAAACCGCGTTTAAGACCGCGTTTGCGCCTATTGCACTGGCCATTAGCGGTATGCAGACGTTGCTTAAGCTGCTGGGTTCATGGGATAAGGGTCCACGGGGCGTTCCCAACCTCACTCGCCCAGGCGCCGGGAGCGGCGGCATGAGGGGCAACGAAATTCCCGCAATGGCCATGGG